AGACACAACCACAGAGTAAAAGGTAAATCAAATGAGCGAACAAAAGCGATTCAAGGCATTCCGCAGCGAACTGAACGAGAGCGAGTACAAGGAAGTCCTCACGGGCTATCCCAATCGCGGCATTGATACCGAAAACGGACCAGTCAATTTTGGTCCAGAGCGCATGGCGCAGATCAACGCTATGCTTAATGCCATCAGTCGCAGCACATTTCAATCGCCCAGTGAGGCGTTCATTCGCATCAAGACCCGCCTGAACCTGCTCATGCTTGACTTTCCGTGGACACCATACCTTTGGCAGGATGGCGGAACTGGTCCTGTTACTCTGACGGTTACGCTGTTTGGTCGCGTGGACGGGATTGACGGCAACACAGCCAATGTCGTGATGAACGGCAAGGCTAATCCCACCGCAGGACTGCAAGAGTTTACGCTGATTGCCAACATTGAAATTGCTGAAGATGGACTGTATCGCGTGAACGCCAAACTACAGCCGCAGATTGCGGTAATGCCAGAGGGCGTGGAGCATGACGGCGACAGCATTGACGAGATGGCACAGACTCCTGCTCGTCAGCGGGACATGGAACACGCGATTCAGCGTGCCGAAGCCAAGGCTCAACGCGGCTACGAAGCCAAGATGACCAAGACGGGCAAGGCTGGTGAGCGTGGACGCAAGCAGGAAGCCAAGCACGATGCTGCTTCTCGCCGCCTGATTGCGCGTGACACAAAGGAATACGATTCGCCCAAACTGTACGGTCGCGGCGGCAAGGTAGTGAAGGGCAAGCGCAAGCCTGTGAAGGAAGAAGCCGAGCAGATTGAAGAAATGCTCAAGGCAGGAGACAAAGTAAAGGTTCCTCACAAGGGCAAGATGGTGCGCGGCAGGATTGTTCGCCACGACAGCGGCGGCAGCGGCAAGGCACAGCAGCACGGTGGTGGCTATGTGGTTGATGTTGGCGAGTACGGGAGCATCACTGTTCCTGGTCACAAGGTTGTAAAGGAAGCCGCCGAGCAGATTGACGAATTGAGCAAGAAGACGAAAGACGCATATGTTGCCAAGCGTGGTTCGCAACTTTCGTCCATGTTGAGCGGACACACCCGTGGCAAGCAACTCACGGGCAAGCAGCAAGCCAATGCCGTGAAGGGCATCAAGCAGGCTATGGGCGGGAACAAAGATAAATCCAAACTCCCCAAACTACTGCCAAGAATGGCTACATTTGGAGAAGAACTCGTTGGCGGTCAGAAGCGACTTGATGTCAACAAGAACAAGCGACTTGACGCACAGGACTTCAAGATGCTTCGCTCCAAAAAGAAGCCAGTAGAAGAAGCCCTTATCGGCGGACAGAAGCGGTTGGATGTGAACAAGAACAAGCGTCTTGACTCACAGGACTTCAAAATGCTCCGTGCGAAGAAGAAGCCCATGAAGGAATACACCGAGACTATGGGTGGCATTCCCCTCACAGCACCCGATCCCACTGCTGCAACCGCAGACAAGAGCGGCAAGGGCAAGCGATTCCATAAGGGCGCAATCAAGTCCGTGGCTGAAGCCGTTGCCAAGGTAAAGAAAGCCAAGAAACCAAGTCCACACCAAGGCGCGGCTAATGTGATCGGCAAGCAGAAGGCGATCAAGTCCCGTCTTGAAAAACACAATATGCGTTGGTAATAACCGTAATCGGCGGGCATTCATTATCATGGAATTAAAGCAACTAACACGTGATACATTCATGCTGTACGCTATGGGAAATTACAGTAATCCAGAGTGTTCAGGCATGGCAGAGTTCACGGAAGACCTGTGCAAGATAAAGTATGTGAAGCGACTTCTTAAAAAATACGTTAGAACAGGAAGACTGCGTCCCATACTATTGCTGAACCATATAGTGATTTTAGGAAATGTTTTTGGCAGATACCCTGCTTCTCGTATGTTGTTTCATAAATTAGAATCTGATGTTCACGCAGAACTAAAAACAGTTTTGCTGTACTTGGACTACATAGATGAGCGATCCGTGTTTGATGGTCTGCGAGTTGCAGAACTGCCAATCAACACCAGACTAGCACAACTTTTGAGGGAACTGTAATGCCTAGTTCAGTGGGAAATTTTTTTGGAGCAGGACAAACCATAAAAGGGTGGTGTCATACAGGCATACAGGTTGTGACAGATCAACAACAGCGAATGACGCAGTTCAATTTCATAAACGGATTTAATCTGACATTCGATGATGCGAAGTTTTATGATCAAATTACTGCTGTTGGTGGAATTACAGACCTACGCGGTAGACACGTAGGAGCCATACCTTTCAAATTTGTGACACCTTTACAAAATGACAGATACAAAGTTTTTGTGCAACCAGTGGCAACAAATGCAAGCGGACGATACGCTGATTCTGATCTTGGGTCATCTAATCCACGCCCACTGTTTGCCCACTGTTTGTTTGGCAATCAGTACCCAAAAACAAAAAACGGATTTTGGGTTCGTTTAGGTAGTCATGTTCTCCACAGAACCGACAACTTTTGGTATAACACTATCGGTGAAACTACCAGTGCAGGGATAGGTGAAGTCTTGAATAGAGTTCTTCCGATTGACTCCGGCATTCAATTACAGGTGCTTGTGCTATGAGTGGTAAAAGAGGATATCGAACAAACACGGCTTTCGGAAACACAACCACTCCGCGTCCAACAGCGGATGCGTGGTGCGTATACGAACACGACGGCGCAAGAAATCCTGTAATTGTGGATAGTGTTGGAATATCAAAAATTGAGAGAGTAAACTCTCAAGACTGTTTGGGCGTACACCGAGTGTTTTTCACCAATCCTCAACAGTTTATTAGTGGGTCGTATGTGGTGCTCGTACAATCACAGAGTTTAGTCTCCAACAACCCAAACTCTTTTGGATTAAGAATTCTGCACGGTTCCACCGCAACTATTGGAGCAACAGCACCTGGAGCCAGCGCAAGTTTTGATATTGTGGGTGTTGGGTACTCTGGACGGGATGCATTCATACGACCCGCCGTGGGAGAAGATACACAATCAGCCAGTACGCAGCGGATACGTACAAATTTTGCAGTGTTTTGCTTGCGTAGCGACAAAGATTTGTATAAACCTTTTGTGGGACAATTACTATCAACAAGCAACTTTGGAGATAACTGGGGTAAGGTTGTGTCATCTCCGACAATTTTTACCGAAACCAATGAAAAGTTCTTCCATACAGGAGAAACTGTGTGGTCTTTCTTGGGTTCTTCAACTTCAAATAATTACATCGCGCAAGCGGCGGGAGACGTAAACACAAATATCACTTTTTCTGTGTACGCAAAAGCAAAAGTTGGCTCACAACTACAATTGCAGATTGGCGGTGGTGGCAACAATTTTGGATACTCGTTCAATCTTATTGCAGATAGTTTTTCTTCTGTTGGAACCGTTCCATCAGGTGGAACTTTGAGTGGGTACATTGAGAGTCTAGCGGACGGATGGAAGCGGTGTGTGATCTCGGCTTCTGCACCAAATGCGCTCTCACCACTCATCAAAAACGCCATCAACAACACCGAAATACTTGTTACTTCTCCGCAGTTAGAATTGGGAAGTGTTGCCACAAAATACGTTAAACGTGTGGGCGCATTCACCGAGTTCGGGGATCAAAATCAACTCATTACGCTCCAACCTGGAGTTCGTGGACTAGGGCAAGACAGCCGACAAAATCTGTTTGCATACAGCGAAGACTTTTCTAATGCTTTTTGGACCAAAAACGTATTAGGCGTTTGTGGTGGCTTCACTGCGCCAGACGGATCCACTACTGCATACAAACTGTGGGAATTTGGTGGACAAACCACTTACAAAAATATACGAACTGGCGTTGCAGGATCAACCGTTGATACTGGACCGCTTGTGTTTTCGTTTCACGCAAAAGCCGCAGAGAGAAAATACGTTTCAATACAAGACGCGAGTTACGGACAGTTTAGTAAATTGGTAGTGGATTTGGAAACAGGAAAGGTCACCGAAAATTCTTTAGGATTGGGAGTACACACCATTCCTTTAGCAGATGGATGGTGGAGAGTGGTTGTGCCGGTATACACCACGGATGATAGACTTGTAGTCGGTCAGAATAGAAGTGTTGGAATGTCTCCAAACATTGGACCCACAACAGACACCATATACGGACCTGGTTACGTTGGTGTCTCGTATGACGCTGGAAATGGATACGGAATCTACATTTGGGGTGCACAGATAGAACGGGGAACCGTATACGGAGACTATGTTAAAACATCAGGATCTGTTTTTGGAAACGGGACAATTAATCCGCGAGGAGCAACCCATGCCCGCGTGGTGGGACTCACATACGAGTCATCCTCCACCAAACTGTCTAACTCTCGGGAAGCCACTGCATGGGGCACGATTGTTGTTCCTGCATTAAAATCCAATGCGTTCAGCACAACAAAACCACCAGTCTATCTGGAAAATCACTACGGGGTGAGTGGAGTGGAGTGTAAAGATGTCACTGGTTGGGTATACGATGTAAAATTCACTACACCAATGGACTTAACTGATTACTGTGTGATTACTAGTACCGAACAAGAGCCTCTAGCAGAAACAGAGACTATCAGACCAGGAAGCGTAGGGGCTATTCCCACAAGTGAAGAGTTTTCTTATACCGTTGTTCAACGTGCCGATCCAGCAGAAGTAGCAGCACGAAACCGCAGAGACTCGTTTCGTCTGCGTACATTCAGACAAACATCTCGGGGAATCGGATCAGTGGTTACGGCTACGGACACTGCTACGACCACGGTTGCGGCAGGAAACGCATCTTACAAATTATTGTACACTTACACGTACAGCGGATCAACGAACCGTGATTTAGTGTTTCGTTGGGAATCAATGATAGACAGTGGAAACGCATGGTACAACATTAAAGTAAAACGAAATCGTGGTGGCACCATCACCAATCAAGAAATGGCGGGACTGCCTTCGCCACAAGAAGCCTCATTTTTTTACTACTACCACTACGACACCGATTTCGCGCAAACCAGAACTCCACACGAATTTAGAAAAATGAAAACGTTTATACGAGATGCAGCACCCGGTGATGTATACACTATTGAGGCTGCTCCAACAGATGCTAATGGAACCCTCATAGCAGCAAACGCGGGCATAAACTTCAAAATCAAAAATGTTGCTGTTAATGCCGTAGACACCGGATTTCTGAGCACGTACAACCATTGCCACGCTGGCAGAGAGCAAAGAATAAACTTTATGGTTTTTGGAGGAAGAATGCGATATGGCACACAATAAACTCAAAAAGTTTTCTGCATTCATAGGTGAAGAGTTTCCACCACCCACAGTTCCTCCCACGAATGTGGCTTCTGGTGCAAATGTGGCAGGTCTGCCTCCTGATCTTCCACCTGTACCCACCGCTGCACAACGCAAGAAGTCAAAAATTCTGAAGCGGAACCCCCCCAAGACCTAAATAATAGGTAACCGTTTCAGAAAGGAAGTGGCTGCATGATTAGTCCTGAACTCATTTCGTTGGTGGGTGGTGCGGCTACAGGATTCCTGTTCCGCTACATGGCGCAGAAGAGCCAAGATCAGAAGGAAATCTTTGAGCGGCTGATCACAGCCAACAAGCAGACCACCGAGAATCAAGACAAAGCAGCCCAGCGCGTTCCTCTTGATGTGGGCAAGGGCATTCGCCAACTCATCGTGCTTGCGGTGCTGTTTGCCACACTGCTGGCTCCATTCATCCTGCCGTTCTTTGGTCTTCCAACATTCGTAGAGGTGGACGCAACCACTCCCGAAGGGTTGTTTGGACTGATTCCTGAATCAACGCGGAAGTATTTCGTTGAGATCAACGGCTTCCTGTTTGCTTCTGAGACACGGCAGATTCTTGTCAGTATCGTTGGCTTCTACTTCGGTAGTGCTGCTGCTTCAAACAAGTCATAAGGAGTACGCCATGATACACCGCCTATTACTCGCGCTCGCTTTTCTTGTGATTGCTGGCTGCAACACTGCTCCAGTCATCATTCCAGACACCACATCAGACAGCCCGATCATAATGAAACTGAAGCATCAGATACTGAACGGAACACAGATCACTAGCAACTGGGGATGGATACTGTGGTATCTACCCGTGCTTGCTCTTGTTGTTGGATGGGGATGGAAGGAATTTTTTGGTCGCAAGCGCGACAAGTAATCAATCGTCCGCCACGCGGACATCCTCTGGCAGGCTCTCGTACATCTTCTTGCAGATATAGTACGAGTCAACAATATCTGAAACAGGACTCACGGACTCTTGACGCTTCGGTGTCAAGAGTCCTTTCAGGTCCACTCCTGTTTCCTTCAGCCACGAATCGTACATGGCGTTCTTGTCTGCATTGCCCTTGCCTGTGGCGAACTTCTTCACCTCGGTGGGTGGGATGATCGTGACGGGAATGCTCAACTGATACAGTTTGTATTTAAGAATGCCTGTGTTCTCTGCAATGTGAAACACCTTGCCGCTGGCAGAGTAGGCGTATCCCTCAAGTGCCACATGAGCGCAGCCCATCACGATATCCATTGCCCAATCCGCAATCGTTTCATAACGGTGCTGATCACTATCCCAATCGCTCAACCGCTCACCGAATATATTGAGAGTGCGAATCTCGCTCTGTCGCTTGTTGTCGGTGAGGAAATAGAACGAGCATCCGCTGTACGAGAATTTCCCCGTAGAGTTTGCGCGGAACAGGCACACGGCGGGTCCACAGAGAGAATAATCAATTCCTGCTATCACCATATCCATATTTAGGTCGGCTACATAAGGATAGAAAGGAGGAATCCACCATATGATTCCAAACATACAGACCGAGAACTACAATGAGACAGTCCTGATCCCCGTTCTTCAGGACAAGGTGACCACGCTGATGAACCAGACCATTCTGCTTGAAGCCAAGTTGCAGATTGCCGAAAAGCAGAAGGCTGCAATTCAGAAGCAGTTGGACGAGGCTCTACAGCCCAAGCCAACGAGCGAGCAGAACCCCGAATAAAAAACTGCAAGCCGACAACAGGACTCTTTGCGTGCGGGTCAGTTGCATGGGGTAGCCTCCATTGTTTCTGTGATCCAATTGCGGAAAAGATCGAGCCTGGTAGCGGAGTTCTCGAAAAGATGTCCCCTCGCAACACCCAACGAGGCGATGATCCCAACGAGAACTCCGCTATTGTCGTAAATTGCCCCACCTGAATCACCAAACCAGATGGTGCCGTCAAGGGGCAGTATTTTGAATACGGTGGGTTCCTCTACAAGCGTTCCGTAGTTCCACAGCACGCCAGGATTGCTCTTGCGGCGGATTCCCCCGCCGTAGCCTATTGCCGTCAGATCGTCCCCACGCGCCAACTGGTAGCCTTCCTGTGGCAGTGTGGCGGGTGTGGCAGGGCAAGGCGCATCCAAGCGCAGCATGGCTAGATCCACAAAAATCACCTCTCCAATTTTGTATTGTGGATGCACGGTGACAGAGCGGATCTTGAAGAATTCCCCGCCAGAGATGAACCAGTAGGGTGTTATTCCTTCCGTGCAGTGAGCGGCAGTGAGAACATGGGAAGCCCCCACAAGCACACCGCTACCGTATACCGTGCCATCCTCCCGTGCCAAAGCACCCACAGTGGTGTCTTCGCATTCAGAAATACGAGAGAAGCCCCGCATGAAGACTGGCTCCACGGGGGCTTCTACTAGTTCAATCTCCCCGCACTTCGGCGGGGGTGCGCTCTTCGGCGCAGTAGTGGCGGCGATGTCCCATGCACAGGCTTGCAGCAAGACGAGTGCAAACGCCAAGAGAAGAGAATGGACTGCACCTCTCTTCATGTAAATATCTAGTGGACTTGGCGGAATAAAAATGTCTAGATTTGTAAAAAGAAACAGCCCCCATTTACGGGGGCTGTCGGACGGGAGATGCGATCTCCTGTGGGGCTGTGTCATTCAAGTATGTGTATATCCTTTAGGCTGTGCTTTTTTGAGAAAATGTAGGTTGGTGGACCGTTTCTGTTTGGTTCTGCCTTGTGTTTCGGCACATACTCAATCCAGTTGTATTCATTACTTTTCATTTCTGAAAAAACATCAGCATCGTGTGCCACCACAAAGTCGGCACATTGTACAAGTTTTTGAACGGCATAGTTTCTGGTTGGTCGCCAGATTTCTTCTCCGTATCCCTGATCAACAAAGACCACACCCCAATTGAAAAGACACAATTCATCAATCTTATATTTCCAACTATCTACCGATCTTTGTATTGAAACAAACTGATGATTTGTTGACTCCAAGTGGATAAACTTATTCATCCAATCAGAACTATCTTCTATGGAAAGTATCTTCCTATCAGTTCCTTTTAGTAGTTCGTGTATCAATACTGTACTACAATTTCCCATACCCAGTTCTAGTACATCTCCACTCGTGTTTTCTATAGCCCATATCAGTGCTGGTTGATGTGAGGCAACCTGATCGGTTTCGTGTGTAAGAGGAATTTCTTTGTAATCTTTCATTTGAGAATACCTTTGTTACATTAAGCGTTTAGATCAACCACTTCGCACTTGTCTCCGCTGCACGCAAATGTCTGTGCGCCCTTCGTGCTGTCGGTCTTCTCGTATTGGGTGAGTTCACTCCAATCAATGCTCTTGGGCAGTGCCGCAGCAGCAGCCTCGTACTGCTCTGCTGTGCAGTCCTGATACGGAGCCTGTTGATAGGTGTGATCGGAGTGGGGCAGGAACGAAATGCCGCTGATCTCGTCAAAGTGCGCGTACACCCACGCACCAACCTCCATCCACTCATGCTCACGAACAGTAACCGTGATGCTTGGCTTGTGTTCGCACCAGTGACGCTGATAGGTGAGCCACAACTCAAGGTGTTCAATCGCAGTCATGTCGTTGCGAGTCACCGATCCCACAGCCTTCTGCGGGAACGAGAACACCATAGTGTGATCAGGACGCATGACACACGGCTCCGCAGGGAATCCCTTGTCAATCATAAACTGGCACATGGGGTCTTTGCGGTCGGCACGAACGGTACGAATGTAGTATTCGTTGTGACGAGCATGGATGCCGCTAGCCGCATCCGTCAACTGTGACACCGTGCCGCTTGGCTTCACGCAAGTAATAGCCGCTGCGGGGTTGATGCCGATCTTTTTAGCCCACTCCTTGTTCGTGGCAACCGCGTCAGCCTTGAGCAGTTCAAGCAGCACATTGAGATTGTCGCCCTGCGTTCGCATGAAGTGGTTGTCAAGAATGCCTGTGAGCGAAACACCAAGCAGGCACTCCTCTTCGCAGTTGCGCTTCCACTCGCTGCTGAGGTACGGGAAGTGGGTAAGCGAGGCTTGCCAAGTGCCAAGAATGGCAGCAAGGCGCACCTTGCGCTTCAGCGTATCAGGAGTGTCCTCAGCGCGAACAATCACCTCGCTCAGATTGCAGAACTCCTTGTCGCGGAGAATGATCTCGGAGCAGGGGTTCGTGCCGAACTCGTAGGAGGCATCACGGCGATCCCCAAGTTTCTCCACGGTCTTCTGTGCGGCTTGACGATTGAAGATGCCGCGCTCACCGCTCTTGCTCTTGTAGAGCGACAGCCACTCCTCCATGAATGTGCCGATCTCTGGCTTCTCCTTGAAGGCTACGGAGTTGTTCGCTAACGCTCTTTGGGGGTTGTCCAACCACCACTGCCCAACCTTTGCATCACGCATCCTCTCGTCCGTGAGATTGGATAGCGAGATAAGAGCCGATCTACGGACACCTCCGACAACGACAATCTCTGCAATCTTACAGATAATGTCGTGACATTCGATGGAGGTGAGTTTTCTGCCAGCACTCTTCTTAAAAGTACTGACGGTAAATCGGAAGAGGTCTTCAAGCGGCTGAGGTCCACTTGCGCGTCCACCGAAAGTCTTGAGGCGCGCACCAGCAGGACGAATGTGAGACAAGTCCCATCGGGGGATTTGACCTCCAATAAGTAGGGATACCAGTTCTCGGTAGGCTTTTGCCCATCCTTCTTTGGAGTCCTTGACCACAATGAGAGTATCGCTGTTCGTAAACTGTTCAGCGATTGTAGGAAGTTTTTCCACATACTGCCTCTCCACGCTGAAGCCTACACCAGTTCCGCACATGAGAACATACAGTATCTCATCAAATGCGCGAACCTTGTTGACCGCGACATAGGAGCAGTTGTAGCCTGCTGTGTTGTCCCGCTTGAGTGCTTCTCCTGCGGTCATTAGTGAGCGCATGGACGGCATGACTTCAAGGTTCAGGACGGCTTCACGGAGTTCTTCGCGGACTGCTTTATTTATCTTGATGCCCTTCTCTGTGAAATGCTCGTCAAAGAAGCGAAAGTAACGGTCAACCGTTTCTTCCCAAGACTCACGGCGTTTCTCGGATTCAATCCAACGGCTGTAGCGGGAAAGATGGATGAAATCCTGATAGAGGGTAGGCAATCGCTTCATGTTTTTACTCCTGTATTGTTGGGTAGAGTATGTAGAGCCAATCATAGCAACAAGGGGGGCTTTCGCCCCCCTAAAGTATTCGGATGAGTATTTGGTTTATACTGATACAGGAACGCCCAACTTGCGAAGATTTATATTCACCAATTCCACGATCTTTGGGTGATCTTTTGGATGTCCTTCTCTAATATCATTTAAATGCGAGTATTGGAAACTCACACACTGATTCTTGAACCATCGTTGGTCAAAGTCTCCACCGTCAAAAAGTGGTGTAACTTGCACATTATGGTGTTTTGCACACTGGTGCAGATAATACTGTTCACAGAAGATGGTGGGCAAGAAATAGCAGTTTCCGTTTTGATTCATTGCCTGAAACCCTGTTTGGTTTTGTGGATCAGTAGACAGGTTCATGGCTTCTGTGGCGTATTGCTGTATGAATTGGAAATCGGTTCCACCAAATATTCCTGTGTTGTACGCAATATCGTTTCGGTCATCTCGGTCACACAAACCGTGGTTGGGGCATTGATTGTAGAATGTTTCAAGATCATACCATCTTTTCGGCGGCTTTATCATTTCCACAGACTGCACTAGAACCGATGATGTGACTTTCTGAATTGGAAACGGCTGCTTTGCAAACACATCGTAATCAACATGAACGAATGTGTCGCCTGCTTGTGCTGCTTTATTGTATGTGTACAATTTACCCATAGCCCAATTCAGATTGGGAGCAAGAGAATCCAAGTCGGTGTTTACGGTTGTGTACGGAATGTCTTTGAGAAAATCCTTGCCCACGGTGTCAGTCACTAGATGCACTTCATCGTAGTTCTGCTTTAAGTAGTGAAACGACAGTTTATGGCAGTTTAGGATGAAAGGATTTCCTGTTTGCAGGTAACCGTTAGACCAATAAGACATATAGATTTTCATAGTATCTCCTTTAATCCCAGTTCGTACAGTTTAAGGTAGATTGATTGTTTCACCATCGGATGAGATTTGTGTCCTGCAAGGTGTGTGTATCCCTTGGAAGACGCTTCTTTCTCAAAAACATCTTCTGGGTCATCAGGAAGATGCTTTAGAAGACAAGACATAGGCATTTCGTATTTCTTGCACAGCGTGAACAGAGAATACTGCTCGGATATGCACGGCACAGACTGTGGCTGACACTCAGCCATTATCCTGTAGCACTTTTCATTCTCTTTGTCTAGCGAAAACGCAATAGACTGTTCGGCATACTTCTTGATAAACGACAGATCATTACCGCCAAAAATTGCCACATTGTATGATTGTTGATAGTTCCGTCTGGCTGTGTCTACCACGAAGTGCCTGTTCACATGGTGTTTTTCAAACATCGAGAATGCGTACAGATCGTAGACTTTGTTTTCTACAGATTGACAAAAAACAGGTGATGACAGCAGTTCTTCTGGAAGAGGTTTCCACAGAAACACATCGTAGTCAACATGGCAGAACGGTTTGCCTTCGCTTGCCATTACCTTGTAGGCGTGCAGTTTTCCCAAAGCCCAGTTCACGGAAGGAGAAAGGCAATCAAGTTCGGTTGTTATTTCCGTGAATCCAACATCTTTAAAAAACGATTTACTGTGGCTGTCCGTTATCAATCGGCATTTGCCGTAGTGCTTTAGGATGAGATTAACGCAAAGACGGTGTACATCAACAAGGTACGGACTGATTTCCTTGTAGTAACCACCAGACCAAAAAGACAGACAAAATTCCATGATGAACTTTCTTTACAGGTTGATTATGTTGAAATCCGTTGAGTAGAATCTTGTTGATTCGTTTGGATTGTACTCGTATCCAATCAAGCACTCTTCTCCCTGTGCAAGTAAAACAGGCAGATACTTTTCTGTGTTTATGACTTGGCACACACCATCCCATACAATGATGTTTTCTACCGTTTGTGTGTTTATGTCTATTATGGCGTATCGCATAGAATCAACCTATTGCAAGAATTTTGACATATCCGTTCCCGCCGTTTCCACCGTTTCCTGCGGAAACTCCGTTGGCACTTCCGCCTCCACCGCCGCCGCCACCTCCACGGTATCCGTTCCCGCCGTTGCCTGCTCTGTTACCAGCACCAGTGGCTCCCCCTCCTCCACCCGCTCCCCCAACACCCGAACTGAACATGGCATCTGGATTTATTAGAGTATTTCCGCTCTCTCCTGCGGTGCCTCCGTTTGGAAGACCACCAGCACAGTATGTGCTTCCAGCAGCAAAATTTGTGGAAGTAAATGTAGAATAGTATCTCTCGGCAGCAATCAAATCGGTTGAACGGAGTGCCGTGATTGAACCACCTGCACCAGCCGCCGTGTTACTATGAAGGCTTCCTCCACCTGCTCCACCACACTCAAAACACGAAATAAGTCTTATAGATCCTCCTGTCACTCCAGAATTCGTTCCAGAAGTACCAGAACTGTATCCTCCTGCGCCACCTATTTTATCAAGAGCATAGGAAACTATCTGGTAAGGCTGGCTGACTGGACTCATGCCAATAGAATCTACACGATCAGACACTTGAACAAACGGATGCCCAAACAGAATGCTTATTCCTACTGAGGTTGCCGAAACTGGATTGGAACTTAATCCTGTCCCAAGTCCACCGCCACCTCCAACATTTCCTCCAGCCATGAGGATGGGTGCATTTTTTCCTGGAACCCACACCTCTGTGTTTCCGCCAGGTGTGGATGCTGCTGGGCTAGTACTGTCAGCAGTGGCACCAATACCGCCCACTCCACCAGCACCGATAATGATGCTCAAAGTTTTGATGTTTGCAAATGCCTTGATTGGCAATTCGGTTAGAACATAACAACCAGCATTTCCTCCCACGCCTCCAGCAGAACCGCTTGTTGCAACACGGCGAACACCGCCACCGCCGCCTCCTCCACCACCCACAGCAAATATCATAATGCGCTTGGCGTTTGATGGAATGGCATATGTGCCACTAGTGTCGTATTCCTTGACACTGATGATGTTGGTGTCTGTTGATGAAGGAAATCCAAAAAAACCGTTGTTCATAGGGTACCAGATTCAATCAGGATGTTGAAAGTCTCGGCATTGTTTGTGGATGCGTACAGTTTGTGGGTGTTTCCGCCTGGAAGCACAAGACCCACAAGTTCCGCTACCTCTGTTCTGAACGCAGCCACGGATGTGCTTGGGGTGATAGCAGGCACAATAACCTCGTCTATGAGTCGTTTGGTGGTTCCGCTGTCGGCGGAATAGAAGAAACGAACAACTCCTGCTGTGGTGGTTCCTGTTGCTTGTATGGAAACACGAATGATTCGTTTTCCTACTCCATTAGCCGCTGTTGCTGATGGACCAGCACACACCTCAACAGTTGTTCCCGATCCGTCACGGGAGGTGTTGGCGGTGCTGATTTGAGAGATGTCAACGGCAGGAGCCGCTGTGAATTGTGCTGATGTAGCCATGATAGTATGTATCCCTTTCTGTCAGATGATTCCCATGTTAAACAGTGCCAAGTTTGTTGTTGACGAATACACAGACGCTGCTTCTACATTTGGTGCAGAGATGTTGCCGCTAAAGGTTCCTCCTGCTGCGCTGATTCCATTGGTTGCATTTAATAGTCCACTAACAGATACGGATGAGCCAGTTAAAGTTAGTGGAGATCCTACTGCGTTAACATCTATTAAACCACTACTGTTATCAATTACGATTTTACAGCCATTAGTGATGTAATTAACATCTCCCAAAGAAAGAATGCTTCCATCGCAGACCAGTTTTAAATCACTATTAGCAGTTATGATTCCAGCGTCCGTTATTTCAGTAAAAGACCCACCAGATGTAGTAGATGCAACTCTGAAGACAGGGGCAGTCAGTTGTCCCGTACTTGGAATAATAGAAACTCTCGGTGCAACTGTATCTGCTCTTGCCACAGTACTGCTTGTGGATGTGCATAAAACTGGAAACAATTCTGAAGAAGAACTGCTTGCATTTATGATTATACCTGTGGCGTTTCCGCTCAAACCACCAATAAAAGTTGTTCCTGTGACAGTGCCTGTGAAGTTTGCAGTGGTTCCCTGTAAAGTTCCTGCAAGAGTCACACCACCAGCAGCACTAATCCCCGCAGTGAATCTTGTGAGTGCGCTGAAGGTTCCTCCTGCGGCACTCAATCCACCATTTGCTGCCAAAACTCCAGTAACAGTAATTGCATCTGTTACGGCATCACCTAGATTGACATTTCCGTTGGCAACAAAGTTTCCATTAACGGTAAGAGTTGCACCAGAAGGAATTGTTGTGTTTGATGATAAAGTTGCACCAGAAGCACTAATACCACTTGGTGCATTCACCAATCCGTATATGGTTGCGGAGGTTTGTGCAGTTGCACCGATGACTGCTGTATTGGAGCCTAAACCAAGGGCTAGAGTACCAATTACAATCTCGTTGGTTTGTGCTTCTGCGGATGCACGGGCATCGTAACCAATGTAAATTCCACCAGTTGCTGATGCAAGAGAACTGCCACCCGAACCTCTTCTTCTTCCAGCAAATGATCCGATTGCAGTGTTACGAGATCCTGAATTAAGTGCTAATAGAGATGCATAACCTATTCCAGTATTATCAGAATTGGCTAGACTGGAATTACTCCCCAATGAAGAAGATCCTATTGCGGTATTTCTAGACCCTGTTTCATTCCCATCAAGAGCCGACGAGCCAATTGCCACATTATCAGTTCCACTCGTATTAGCCCCTAAACTAAAATCTCCTATTGCAATATTACTATTACCTCCATTATTCTGCGAAAGAGCAAAGTCACCAATTCCCACATTATAATTACCAGGATTGGTACCATTACCTATTGAGTAATTACCAATTGCCACATTACCCTCACCACCAGTTGCTGATGCAAGAGCATTAGAACCAATCGCCGTGTTGTTAGTACCGCTTTCCAATGATGCTAATGCAAATTCTCCTATTGCAGTATTGGCATATCCCGAAACTGGTCCCTGACCAATTCTCAAACTATTTACAGAAATATCATTGGCAAAGGTTACTCCACCTGCCGCACTGATACCTGCATTGAAAGTATTCAGTGCTGTAAAGGTGTTTGCACCACCCACCGTGACACCCGTGACCGCTCCCGTGAGTCCGTTGAACGAGGTAACAGCGGTGGTTGCAGCGGTTGAGCCGTTCACTGCACCCATGAGTTGGGATGTTAGAGCAACCGTTCCGCTTGCGTCTGGCAGAGTTATAGTTCTGTCGGCGGATGTGTTGGAATCTGCCTGAAGCGTCGTATAGAATGGACTGGGGAGTGCTACTACTGTAAATCGGAGTCTATTCTCAGAAAGAGTAACAGGATTGCTTCCGTTTGACTCAAGCGAGCCGATTCTCACAAAAGAAGCAGACAAACCACTTAAGAATTTAACAATATCGCCGCTAAATGTTCCACCAACAGAACTGATGCCTGCGTTGAACGAGTTCAACCCCGTAAAGGTGTTTGCACCAAGAGAAGCACCAGTGACTGCTCCTGTGTTGCCGTTGAATGACTGCACACCAGTGTTGGTGATTGTGACAGAACCCGTAGCAGCAGACAGAGATATTCCTGTTCCTGCGGCAAGAGTGACACCGCCAGTGAAGCCATTCAAGGCGTTCACGATGTTGTCCGCGAACAGTCTTCCTGAAATCGTGGCATCGCCGCCGCTCGGAGTGATCGTGAGGTCACCGCCGCTGGTGACATTCATGTTCACCCAGTTGGACGCAGCACCACTATAGTCATTGTATATGAGTTGCAGTGCCTTGCCTGTGCTGTGGTTGATCTCCACCGCGTAGTCGCCGCACATTCCGCCGCCATCCGCGCGATTCACGCCAAAATAGCAGTTTTCTGTGTAGTTATAGATATCACCCCAAACAAGTTGGCGATTTTGTTGAGCAGCCAATGCAGAGGTCAATCCCGTTTCAAAGTAAATGGAGGGAGACACAAAGTAGAAGGACGCAATGTTTGGAGTTACTGTGTTGGTAGCGGTGATTTGGGTTGGAGTCAGGTACAGACGATCATTTCCAGTACCTATGGTCAACCCCTTTACTCCGAGATTTCCTCCATACGGCTGATACACAAGTGGAGTTGTGGCATCGTCTACGAACAGAGCAGTGACACCTGCTCCCCGCGACATGACAAGATACATATCTCCCGTAGCGTTCGTAGACGAGATGTTTACATCACCGCTGAAGCCGCCATTGCCTGTCACAAGGCGAGAGAATGTGGCGGTCGCTCCTGAAAGAGTTCCGCTGAGGGTTACTCCTCCTGCTGCACTGATGCCTGCGTTGAACGAGTTCAATGCGGTGAAAGTATTCGCACCCAATGATGCACCCGTGACTGCTCCTGTATTCCCGTTGAACGAACTCACATACTGCGTGATGGATGTGCCTCCACCAGTGTTCCCGAAGCACAGTCCACCGATGTAGTTCTTGACCGCCGCAAGAGTGGGAATCTTGTAGGTGATGCCTGCTGCAATCTCCGCGCTCAAGCCGCTGATGGGTGCGCCAACCCACTCCGCAGTGACTCCATGACCCAATCCGATATGGAATGTGTGCAGCGTGGTGTTGAACGCTGGCTCGGCAAGGGTAAGTCCCGAACCCGATGTGGGGTCGTTTTCGCCTCTGCGGAATATGATCGTGGTTCCCATGTACTAGTTTCCTCTGAGTACAGTATTTAGGCGAATGTTCCGCCGTCAATTTGGTTCAATATAGTTGACACAAAAGTGTTATAATCTATTTGTTTTGTTACATTGTCATCTGAATCACTTACAAGAATTCTAGTGCTAGATTTAAAGGAAGA